AACGATATTGCTATTTTGTCAACTCCAATACCATCTAAGTACTTATAGCAATCGACAATATCATAATAATTCTTTCCTTGAACTACCCCAATCTTCTTACCTGGAAGGTGTGAGTACTTCTTCATCCATTCCTTTGCTTGTTGAATAGTCTTACCTGAATCCTCTAATACATCAGGTATAATATACTCCGTAGGTCGTAGTTCTTCTACCCATTTTGCAAATGAATCATTATCATATGCTGTACCTAATTCAAATATACTATTATCTAGAAGTACATGTCTACCTTGCTTAACGCAGTTCTTATAGAACGCAAGATATTCAGGATCTTGATCAAACAGATGCACTAATGCATAATCATAATCATTAAACTCTATACTTTTTTTAAATAATGCCTTTGGGCATTCGTGCGATATCATCATAACTTTACTCTTATTTATATATAATATAAGAAATATTTCTCAATTAAACAACTTATAAGCAACTAAAATACCGCTCACCTCTGTCGCATAGCACTGTAATTGCATTTGTTTTATCATTATCACGTAGCCACTGAAATGAAGCCATTACATTTGCTCCTGAGGATATTCCTATAAGTAATCCATATTTTTTTGCTAGATGCTTTGTTACTGCTTTTGCACAGTCAGTGGATACAACTCTAATGTCATCTACTACTGTGAGATCAACTAGGAATTTGCTTCCATCTCCGATACCTTGTATTCCATGTAATCCGGATTCCCCTCCACTCATAACTGCGCTCTCTGCAGGCTCTACTGCTACTACTTGTAATGTAGGCCAGTGCTTCTTTAAAAATGCACTTGTTCCCATAATAGTCCCACCTGTCCCTGTTCCCATAATAAGTGCATCAGGGGTAGGTAATAACATATTGTTATATTGGGTTTTTATTTCTGGACCTGTAGTCTTATAATGAGCTTCTATATTTAATGGATTATGGAATTGATTACAGTTGAACCAGTTGTTATCACGACTCAATTTATCTCTTAATGCAATTGCTCCGTCAAAGTCCCCAGCAGCTACTTCAATAAGTTCTGCTCCGTAGAACTTCAACATTTGCTTTCGCTCTTCAGACATATTACATGGCATCACGATTTTCATATTATACCCGCGTTCTGCTGCTAACATTGCAAAAGCAATTCCTGTATTACCTGAAGTTGCTTCTATTAATGTATCACCGTGTTTAATTAACCCATACGCTTCTGCATTATTTATTATATATGTCGCCATTCTATCTTTAACCGATCCACCAGGATTCATGAATTCACATTTACCCCACACTGTTAATCCTCCTATAGTTATAGGAATTAATGGAGTGTTACCTACATAATTACTTAGTCTTATCATTTTAATGCTTCTCAGTAAAATTTATTTGATGTTAATTTAGGTTGTTAAAATTCTAAAATCTTATTGTTTTAATTGATCTCGCATGCACCACCTGCACAAGCTAATTCACCTGATAGATTTGTATCATCTTGTAACTCAACTATCATTGATAAATCAACATTCGTTAAAGATTTCATCATCTCGTTATATTGCTCTTCTGTGATATCTTCAAAAGGTGCTTGCGTGTATGTCCCACCATTGTAAGGTAATACTGATAATCCATTATAATCATTTCTATTATCCCACATCCATTCCCCTGCTTTATCCCATTCATCTTCTTTCAAAGAAATTGTAGCAGATACATTATGAGAGTTTGAACCTTTACGGTGACCGGGCTTAACCCACTCGTTTGCAACTAACTTAACTCGTTCCAATAGTTGAAACGGTGATTCAGTACGGAGTGTAGCATCTTTTGGAGCTTTTTGTGGTATCTCTATTACTGCAGTATCGTGAGGTCTAAAATACTCATCCTGTATTAGTTCTGGATGACTATTCACAAGATAATTGTATATTGATTCGTTCTTACCAACTCGCAATCTCCTGATATAAAAGTCATTATGCCATGCGTGAATACCTGATGATGTTCCTAATGTTAATGATGTTGTTCCTGCTGGCTTTACCGTTGTACATCTTGCAGATTTATTTATTCCTATAAGTTTTGCAACTCTTGAATTTTCTCGTTTAACAATATCAGCAGCTTTATTCATATCATACCCTACTACTACTCCAGATCCGATCCCTGTCATTGAAATACCGATAAGAGCATCCTTTTCAGTTGTCTCTTGCCATATTGGTCGTAGATAGTGAAAGTTAGTATACCCTGCTTGAAGCGTTCCGATAAATGCTGCAGCTTTTACTCTATCATTTAAGTCTTCTTGTGATTCAATATTTGAAACATTTACTTCACAAAGATTACAGAATTGATTTGGTCGTAAAGCAATCTCACAACATGGATTAGTCCCCCAATCTTTATCGTTGTTTAAGTAAATACCTGGTTCACCTGCTCCTGATAGTTCAACGCGTTTCCAAATATCCATAAAGAATTCTTTAGTAATCTTATGTCTCATTAAACATGCTGAATTATTTGCTCTACCTCTTTGAGGGTTAGTTTCCCACCAATTCCCTGATTTACATCCAATCATTTCATCATCATCTGCATTAAATAGTGAAATTAGAGCTGCTCTCCTAATGCCACCAGCTAATACTGCATCTGCTATATGACATATAATATCATGTGCTTCTAATGTAGATAGCTGAGCTCCACCTTCCTTCTCTATCAACATACCCTCTATTTTAAGTAAACATTCTTTTAAAGGTTGTGGACCAGGTGCTTTACCTCCCGATGTTACTAACATTGCTCCTTTAGCTCTAATATCTGAGTAATCAAATTCTACTCTACTACCACCACCATTCATGTATGATTTCATTAAAACCTTAACTGCGTCTGCCCAACCTTCGATTGAATCACCAATTAAAAATCTTCTTTTTCTTTTTGGATATGGATGTGATATAACAGGTAGTTTAGCTACATGATGTTTCTGTACTGAGAATCCAACTCCTGTACCTCCTAGTAGCAGGAACATACACTCAGCAAAGGAATCAATATGATCAACTGGCATAAATGCGCAGTTATAAATCCTATTAGGTGCTACCTCAATAGGTTTACCACCAAATTGCATTGACCTCATTGAAGGTAATACCTTCTTATCATAAACATACTCGTATGCACTATCAATCTGTTCCTTGAGATCTGGATACGTTTTCTTGTGCATTGCTTTATTACGTGTTACTAACTCTTCCCATGTTTCTCGCCTATGTACTTCAGGTAAGTATTTTGCGTATTTCATGTAAACAGTAATGTCTGATAAGATTTTAGATGATAATTCCATGTGTGTGTCTTCCTTTATTATGTATATTTTATGTGAGATAAAAAAGACGAACCCGTTAAGGATTCATCTGATGTAGTAATAATTAGGCTACTACCTCGATCCTACACTCAACTCTTTAAATTTATTTTGTAGATACTTACGTTTAGATTCTTCACCGTTATCCATCTGCTTCTGTGCATCTTTTCCTTGAACAGAATCTCCTTCGTATATATCTATTTGACCGTTTGATGTATTCATTTTACTCGGGAAAGTAATTCCATCTGGTCCGAACCTGTTTTTAATAACATGCCATCTCCCTGTACCTGCTACCTTGTCTTCAATCTTTCTTGATAATGATAGAACAAAATCTGCTGTCATAATTTTACTATATGATTCAGCAATCTTTTCAGCTCCAATAACATCATCCTCTAATGCAGATCGATTTGCTTGAGATGCAGTCCAAACAGGTATTTCGTATTCACCTGCTAACCCTCTCAAATCTTCATAAATATTACCTAATTCATGACGTATCTCTTTACCATTACCTCGTAATAAATCTGCATAATCGACAACTATAATATCAGGTTTAAATCCTTGCATATGACATCTATCTAAATGAGCTTTAACTGTATTAACTGTTGCTGATTTTGTTGGATAGTACTTTACAATTAAATTACCTTCCAATTTCTCAACACACTCTTTAACTTCTTCGATATGATATTTTAAATTTTGAGCAGCAATTCCAGTAAATACGGAGTCAAATCGTAACCCAACATAAGGTGCACTTAACTCTAATGTATAGAAACATACATTTAATCCTTTCTTAACTGCATTAGCAGCTACATTGACTAGTCCCCACGATTTACCAATTCCTGCAGGAGCTACAAACACCCCTAACTCACCAGGTCCTAATCCACCATCCATTAAATCATCAACAACGTTCCAACCAGTATGTACAGTTTTTCTAGTACTCTCTGAAAATCTATCATCAATATCGATATTGTAATTGTGACCTATATCTCGTTCACTACCAGCTTTCATAGCAGTATCAATTTTTTCCTTTATAGAATCATACTCACCTAATTGAAGTAAGTTAACGGATTCCATAATAGCAGTTTTTAACGTTTGATTCTTACAAAAATCCAACGCCTCTTGTTCAATAAATTTTATATCTTCTGCTTCAAATTGTTTTACAACTTGCTTTAACGTATCAACAATAGTAGTCTTCAGCACATCATTATCTACATCATCTAACCTAACCTTCATCACTTCTAATGTAGGTAGTGAGCTATACTCTGTAAAATAATCAATAACAGTTTCTATTATCCATTGATTGGATTCAGATTCCATGAATTCTGGTTTTAGAATATCACTTACTTGTTGTAAGAATAACCTATCCTTGAAGAGAGCTGCTATCAGTTTGATCTGAAATGAATACCCGTATTTGCTAAATGTATCTGTCATATAGTTAATATAATAAAATTAATTGTGAATTCCAACTTATTTAGTAGATGATAATGCATCCAGTGTTGTAAACACTTCTCGCATCCAAAAATCTAAATTTTTAATACCGTTAGTCATTCGGTCCTCCATTAGTAATACTTTAAAGTTAGTTTTATTTAACCTTGGAAGCTCACCGTTAATAACACTACGTATAATCTCTTTAGAATTACCTGATATATCTACATCATGTAACTGCATAAGTTTATAGTTTAATTCTAATTGATCTGTAGAATCTGTTATTTGTTGCAACATTTTTATAGATGAATCAGCACTTAAGTCTACTAGATCTTCTAATGTTAATTTTTTATCACCAAATAGTGCTGGTAATCGTTTTTGTAGAGTCTTTAATCCTGTACCTTTTATTCCTGGTATACAATCTGATTTATCACCAGTTAATACTCTATATAATAAAAAGTTATGTGCTGGTACACCGTAATCTACTTCAACATCATTCTTAAAGTATAATTTCTTTTTAGTGGGACTCCATACAGATATCCTATCATCTACTAATTGAATAAAATCTTTATCTGATGACATGATAAAGCATTGAGATTCAGGTAATACTTGCTTACACACGTATGCTATAGAATCATCAGCTTCAATGTTCTCTATTGCTAGTGTTGAGATAGGTAGATTACTCATATATTGGACTAACCTACCAAGTTGCATTTTCATGTTCTGATTGTCAGCTGCTTTATCTATATTACCTTGAAATGAACGATTAAGGTTTACCTTATTACGTCTACTAGCTTTATATTCAGGAAACAGCTTTCTACGTCTCTGACTACCACCTCTACCATCCCAGCAAAGTATTACCCTTGTTGGTTTAATATTTTTTATTGCATACCCTATTGATAAAAGTGATCCTGTTATACCTCCAACATGCACTCCATCATCATTTGTTACAGGTGATGTTGTCCATGCTCGTATAAATGTATTTAACCCATCCACCAGCAGAATTCTATCATTGAGTTCTGCTGGCTTTGAGTTTGATTCTGTTAATGAATCGAGTATTGTAAAGTATTTATTTTTGCTCATACTATTCTGGAATTGGTTCAGTTGATAATTCAATATCATCTATACCAAGATTATCAGTCTTGTATTCCATGATAGTAGCATCACAAATCTTATTATATATCTCATCACGTAATTCATCATCACCTTCTAATAATGCATTCCAATCCTTTGATAAGAATTTATGTGCTTTTCCTGCATTACTAGTATATGTATACCATGAACCGCCTTGATCTATTAATTTATGATTTTTTAGAGCTGTTAACCATCCACCAAAATTATCTACTCCACTATCAAAGAAGATATCGAATTCTGCCACTCTTAAAGGTGGACCCATCCTATTTTTGATTATTTTAGCTTTAGTTTTAATACCAATCACTTGATCTTTACCATCAACTTTTGCTTTAATCTGTCCTGCAGCTTGTAAACGTAATCTACATGAAGCGTGGAATCCTAAAGCTTTACCACCTGATGTGGTGTATGGGTCACCAAACATAGCTCCAAGTTTAACTCTTAATTGATTAGTAAACACAAGAGTTACCTTCTGTCTACCGATCATTTGAGTAATCTTTCTCATCGCTTTTGATAACACAATAGCTTTAGATGTAGCCCAACCATCTTTACTATAATCAGCTTCTTGCTCAACTCGAGTAGTAGCAGCTGCAACGGAATCGACAACAATTGTTACCATTCTGTCTTTATCAGACTCTCTAACTTTAGCGGTAATATTCTCAATAACTTCAAAAATATCTTCTATTGTATCAAGTTGAATGTATAGCATATCTTTAACGTTGACACCGATTGCTCTAAGGAAATCTTCATTACAAGCATTCTCTGTATCGATAAATACTGCTAATCCACCTTTCTTCTGTGTATCCGCTAATAAGTGCCCTGCTAATAATGATTTCCCTGATGCTTCTAGTCCTGTTAATTCACATATCCTACCGACTGGTATTCCTCCGTATTTTCTGTTAGATATAGCTAAGTCTAGCATAGCTGATCCTGTTGATATCCATTCCATTAAATCTGCAGGGGTATCTTCAGAGCCATCTAAGAAATAAGCTACCTTATACCCTTTGAATTGTTTGTTGAGACTTTTAGCTAGAACATCAGCTAAACCGTCACGTGTAGTCTTTTTAGACATATATAACCTCTTTTAGTTATTGAATAATTCGTCGAATGCAGAGTTTACATCAGCTACCTTTGTGGTATTTGTTGATGTAGGCTGTGCTGCTACTGCTGCAGGTGTTGATGATCCAACAGATGTTTCAGAATTTGACTCACCTTGTTCTGGATCTAACCAAATCGCTAATTGTTCTTTTAACTCATCATATGATACTTTCTTAAAGATCTCATCTGCATCTTTCTGTCCGTTCATAATCTTTTCAGCAATTTCTTTGTTCTCAGTTGCTGGCGTCTGATTAGGTTTAATTCTAATCGTAGTTTGTGGATACTGTTTACCTAATTCAGCAGCTGTCATAAATTCTACTGTAACATCTCTACCTGCATTTAAGTCTGTAATATCACCATAGTCTGGATCAGCTATAAAGCTTAATAGTTCTTGATAAACTGTCTTACCAAAGCCCCATAATTTTACACCTTCTGATTCTTGACCTCTTACTAGTACAGGAACATAAGTCCTCATTTTAGGTTCAAGCTTTCTAGACATTTGCCAGTCATCTCTATTACCTGTAGCTTTAAGTTTTTCTGCGAACTCTACTACTGGATCAGCTTCACCATGTGTTACTGGAGACATGAAAGTCTTTCCATTTAATCCATAGTGAAAGTATAACTCAATAAATGGGTTATCTTTGTTGAATTGATAAGGTACGATTCTGATTGTCTGTTTACCTGGTTCTGGTTTCCAAAGGTTGTTTTGTTTACCTGTTTGGTTTTGTAGGCCCGAAAGCCTCTTGCGGATTGCATCTAAGTCTAATGCCATAATTTTCCTCTTTTAGTTATTAATTATTATTGTTATTGTTTAAGTTAGTTGTTATTTATTACTATAATAAGTAGACTACTAACATCTTATTTATACTAAATATACGAACTTTTTATCATATCTGCAACTGTTTATCTAAAAACTTTACAGTGTTAGCGTTCATATTCTTATGTTTTGCACAGAAGTTATATAATTCCTCTGTTGTATTATCGAATGTTTCCATCCATTTTATAATAGTATCTATATGTATAAAGAACTTTTTTGATAAAGATTCTACTAATTTTGTAAGTCTAACTCGCTCAATATTATCACCATCTTCTCGTAATAAATTGTAACGCTTTCGATACTTCTTCTCTATATCTATATACAAACTGTCTGTTTTCGGATTCTGATTACCTGTATACTCTGATATAAATGCATCTAAATCTTGTTGCATCCATTGTAGCTCCCAATTAGCTTGTTCAAATAGTGCAGGGTATTCAAAATCACCATTACGTATTTTATCAATTAAACCACTCCTATACGGTAACGGCTTATGTGAACGAAACCGTCTCCACCAATAAAATGGTGAACGTTTACCGCCTTTTGGTCTTTTAGGTGCTTTACTTATCATTTCCAAAGTATTTGTATACACACTAAACTTGTAGCTAGAAGTAGACTTAATAGTGTTTTTGTAGTAAACCCCTCTCCTAGAAAATACCAAGTAAATAAAGCCATTACTATCATACCTGCTCCAAATCCTACAAATCTACCTGGCCATAAAGCTCCGTCAAATCCTGCTACAATATACTTTGTAGCTACTATCAGTATATACGATATAGGTACCCCTATAAATGATATCAGTAATGTATTATCTCTAAACCAAGGCCAAACGAATTGACCATTAACTTGGATCCATATCGCGATGTGCATTGCAAAGAATAGTAGCGTTCCTATTAGTAGATTATTCATAACTTTCTGTTTTATTTATTAATATACGAATTTTATCTATAATAAGCAACATTAAATGGAACAATAATTTGATTATTTCATAAGGTATTTTTATTACCCAGTACCCTAATCCAATTAAAACTAATAATGCTATTATATTCATATCTTTTATTTTGTGACTCCGGAGGGATTCGAACCCCCAACCAGCAGAGCCGAAATCTGCTATTCTATCCAATTGAACTACGGAGCCGGTGTATCATCAATTAGAGATAGGATGTGCCATGGTGAATCCTTGTGCATATGTTTCTTCCACGGTACTGATGGTAATAATGTACCTGACTTCATGCGTAATTTATACTTATGCTTCTCAGTCACCTCTACTACTTCACATCTATGCGTAACACCCAAGAATACAGCGTTAACAATATTTCCTACTTCTAATTTTTTCATATTACTCTATTTAATAATTGTAGCCCGACGGAGAATCGAACTCCGGTTACATGGATGAAAACCATGCGTCCTAACCACTAGACGACCGGGCCTGATTGTTATGGATATAAAACGTTTAATCGTTCATGCATATCCTTCCATTCCTTTTCAGTTTGAATACATGGCTTATGCTTCATGAAAGTGCTCATTCCATTCGTCTTACTAAAGACATCTAAAGCATCTTCTTTACTTGTTGCTTCAACCATAGTATCGTACTGATCGAAGTCTCTGTAACTTGGTATCCAAGCCATTCCACTGATGTAGAATTTTTTTAATTGTTTATACATAATTTTTGTTTTAATCGTTTTACGTGTTTACACTCTTGAAAGCGTCTGAATTCTGCTGCTGGACATTCACACCCAAATACATCTGTTGATGTTCTAGATACTTTATAGTATTTCAGTTTACCTGTTTTCTTATCACGAGATCCCATCTCACTATAATACCATTTATCCATTAGCTAAAGTTCTGTTGGTTAAACCTCATACTACCTGAATCATCAGATTGTATAAAAATGTTAGTTTGTTTGCAAGCGTTTACAATCTTTTTACCGAATCTACTAGTAGGGTCAATAATATGACCTGTAACACCGAATTCAGCTATTGACCATACATGGCTTTGACCGCTGCTGATAGCACTAACTCGGTACTGAACCATTACTCCATCTGCATCATCTAACTGTATATCGTACATCATACCTAAATACTCTGGTTTAATATCAGCAGTTGTTAACTCTCTACTATTTAATATTTTGAATTTTGCTTTTGTCATTTTATTCTCTGTTTATATAGATTCGTTAGCCCATGCATTATCTAACTCTGCTGAACACTCTATTTCTAATTGAGCGTTAGCATCGTCTTGTGTCATCGCCATTGTGAATTCTAAAGCATCACCATTCTCGTCAAATGAACCCATAGTTTCTTCCATTATCTGGATACCTGTTGTATATGATAGAGCTTCTTGAGCTGTAATACCCTCTAGGTCTTGAGGATGATTTTCTTTTTCAACTGATTTCCAAACGTGAACTTCTTGATAGCATTCTATCATATCAATTGTTATAGTCATATCTATCTTGTCCATAATAACACTACCTACTTGGACTAAGTCTGTTAATTGTGTTTTGGAAATGTTAAACCATGCTGGTAATGTTATACCGTCCTGTAACCTTAGCTCCTCTACTATATAGATCCTGTGTTGTGTTTCCTTTTGATTAAGTTTACCTAATTTCTTGTAATTTCTCATTTTAATGTTTTTGATTGTGAACCTAAATGGGTAGATCCCTCCCTTTCTTATACCTAAAGATAAGAAAAATATCTCAGGCTACCAACTGTTTTAGTGTTTATTTTTAAACATTTCTACCGTTTTCGTATACATGCTTTACAGTAGGAAATCTTAAAGATAATCCACCGTTTTGATTCTTTGTTTCCTCGAAGTACTGAACAGTGATCATTTTACCGATAAGTTGTTCTGGATTAGCGTGGTATCTAATTCTCTGCTCTTGATTCCACCCTGACCCTACAGCTACTTCATACCCTTTATGTGTGATATATGCTTGAGCTAACATCGGTATAACAACCTCCTTCCCTTCTCTGATAACTCTATGATTATCGAAATCTACACTTTGTACTTTATACTCAGCATCGAAGAACTTCTTACACTTTAACAAGTTTTTCGATCTTTTACCTTCATAACCTGCATTCTTTCTTAACATAACTCCTTCATAACCGTGTTCGTCTGCATCTGATATCATGTCAGCTAATTGCTCGTCAGATTCAATTGGATGTTGCTCTAATAAACTTAATGTATCTGTCTCAGTTAAATCACAACCCTGTAAATTACTATATCTATTTTCTAATGACTGTGTTCCTACCTTAGTATCAAACTCTTCGAGTGTTAAGTAATCAAATATAACATATTTAGGTTTCTTGATAGTGTGATTTTTTCTTTTAATTTGCTTCATTAAACCTTGAAAGTGTTCGTTACCATCTTCATCCATTAAGCAAATCTCTCCATCTAAAACAAAGTCTCCAGGTATCTTAGATACTTCATCTATTACTTTTTGTAGAGTAGCAAACTCATTTCCTTGTCTTGAGTAAGCATTAACACAACCATGCTCTTTTCTAATAATGCACCTAACACCATCTAATTTTCTAGATCCTAACCATTCCTCTGTTTCAAAGTTACAGAATTTAGGTTCATATTTAGTAGCTAATGCTACATCAAATGTTGGTATTAAATTTGGTATAACTTTATTGATAACTGATTCAGAAGCTCTAATCTCTAAGTTTCTATCTATAATAGAGAAGATTAAATCTTCATATGATTTATTTGTTAATATAAACCCGTTAACCATTGAAATTGCATCATAACCAGTATAATCTCTACTGTTTAATGCATCCAATAGATCGAATAGATTTATGTTAGAAGCTAATTCTGAGTTGTTTATTAAGTGACTCATTTTCTTACAATTCGTGGATGTAACATTGAATTTTAGAAATGTGTTGTATGTATAATGTAATGCATTGGTAATAAAATCATCGTTTTTTATAGTTTCGATAATTTGCTTTTTCTCTAATAGAGAAGATGTAGATTTCATCTTATCGACGAATTCTTGTAGCTTTTTTAAGTGTGTAGTCATGATATATTTATTAATTTGTATTGTTCTTTCCCCCTTTATCTACGATAAAGATACGAAAAAATACTCAGACTAGCAACTGTTTAGGGGGTTATTTTAGAACCGTTTCACTTTAATATAGATGATTTCTTTGACTTCCGTTGAAATTTGTCTTAATCCATCTTCATTAGTTGCAAGCAAACAATTTCGATACTTATCCCAGTCTACCTGATAGCTAGTATCAAGAACACCATTGTTTATCGATTTAATAAGTTCGTTTAATGCATTAATTGTATATAAAGTGTTTGTGTGCTTTTTTCTATGAAGTGAAATAGTGCTATCAAGTATAGTTAAAGGTTTTGATGAATCAACATTATATGTACACATTAGTTCACTTGTGTCTGCGCTTTTTAATACGAAAATCTTGTTGAATAATACATCATATGTATCAACTATAAGATCGATAGTAGGTCGTAGAGACTTGTTAATTGTGAATGTGCATAATAGTTGTGTTTTCATTACTTATCCTAGTTTTTTAGTTTATCTATATCAGCGGTTCTTGCTGCTATCTTATCTTTAAGTGCTTGTACTTCTGCATCTACCATATCAGCTTGCTGTGATGTCGTAAGTGGGTGCCCCATTCTCTTACACCCGTCAATAATATTTGTTATTATTTTATCCTTACCAATTGATACACCACCTGTTCTGTTCTTCTTAAATTGTAATTTAGCAGCTACCCAACCCTTAGGGTACATTTTACCTTTATACGTTACCATCTCAGTTTGATCTTCGAATTCAGGATTACCATCATTTGTTTTTGTAGCTCTATCATACTTAACACCCCAAGTACTTCTTTCAGCATCATATTGCTTCTGCTCACCATCGCTTAAGCTCTTACCGTCACGCAATTTGCTTAATATGTGTTTGTTAATAGATTTAGGGTTAAAATCATCCCCTCTGTTTGCTACCATACCATATGTAGTTGAATTTTTATTTTTATCTAACTTACTACTGTAAGTTTTAACCTTTGCCATAGGATCTTCATCATCTTTTGATTTTAATCCATGAGCTTCGTTAATTCCATATGCTATATACTCTAACTCATCTGTAGAGTATGTATCTAAATTTTCTTCAGTTAATCCTGCATTGGAACCTTGCTTAAATTTATTTGCAAACAATTGTTTGAATGAAACCTTTTTAAGATTTTGTATTTCAGCTTGTTTTTGCTTTATACTAAATTTAGTTGGATCCATATCTATAACCTTCTGTATTTTATCCATTAAATCCGTACCTTCTAGTGCACTCTTTTGTTGATTAAACCTAGATTCCATCCAGTGCCAGTTATCCGGGTTATCAGTACCTCCAAGTGATAAAGAAGTGATATGATCCAGTTGCATTTCAGAAAACGGTACCCGTTTACCAGTAATGACGCTGATGCCACCTGTTTCTAGATAGTCTTTTATTAAAGCTCGTCGACGTGTTTCTGTATCTTCCCATCCATACGCCTTAGCTCCTCCCGATAGTGCGCCTTTTGAGTCAATCTTACTAGTTAAGTACCCTGCATCAGGTGGATTTCTATCTCTACCTGTTGTTTCAAGAGCATTTATTATATTATCAATATCCCCTTCTGCTACTTTATATATTTTAGGAGCTCTTAAATGGTTACCTGTATTTTTAAAATGCTCTTTGTTACGATTATAGAAATCTTTCATTTGCTCAGCTTCTTCCTGTGTGCGAAAGCTGAACTCACCTGCGACGCCTGATTGTCTACCTTGTGATAGATTCTCCTCCATTGCTTCAATAGTTGTAAGAATAAACTCTTCTTTGGTACTCTGTGCTTGTTTAGCTTTTTTTGTTACAGGTTCAGATATTGGGATAATGACAGTGGAGGTTACTTCTTTACTATCTGCAGATGGATTAGTATCTGGAGCTTCTTGATCTACACTATCTATGTCTTGAGCAGCTTTGCTTACTGGAGTTGATTTACCAGCTGTTCCCCACTCCTTACCAACTCTATTAAGTGATCTGTTTTGAGAGTTATCAACATATGTCTGCGTTTCAGTTAATCCGTGAACATACTCTACAATAAATGCATGAGGTAATCCGAAATTGTACAAAACTTCACGCAAATGATTGATGTGATCAGCATTTGATACATTAGGTTGACCATCGTCTACACGGTAAGCCCACTCGGATAATATTTTATTTAGATTGAATTTCATGCATGTATTCCATAATATAATTATTAGATTGCATGTTCAAACACCAGTGATTTCAAAGTGTTATAAGTTTCTCCTATCTGACCTTTCACAGGGTACTTCATAGCATTTTTAATGTCTACGAAAAACTGTTCGCCGTCAGAAGGATTATAATCGAATGTAAATGAATCGTAGGTATATAATACCAACTTTGATTTATAACCACTCATTACTTTGAATACTTCTCTTAGTATCAAAACATTGCTTTCTGTTTCCAGTGCTTGTAGATAATAATTAAACAACTTTGGAGCGTTCATCTCCGTTAAATTATCCGCATGTAACCGTCTTGATAATAAGTATGTAGTTATACACTTTTCCGACTTAAATTTCTTCCATAAATTACGAGTAAATTCATGTATTTTACCAAAAAATTCTATTTCACGCATTTCCTTTGGTATACCACCATATACAATCTTAAAAGAGAGAGCTTTTGATTCCTTATACTCTTCATCTGTTAATGTTTCTTTTCCAAAGTACTGTTTTCCGAGATATTCATGTACTGATGTATCAGGGAATTCGTATCCTACAACTTCTGCCATTAACCTAATATGATACGCATCAAAATCAAATTCTAACATCTTACCTTCATCAAATCTACTAACAAATCGATCTCTAGAACCATCCTCCTTGTTAAGTGCTGCATAATTTATTCCACCATACCTGTTTGACGGTCGACCTGTTGATGTATATGGATTGTATTGAGTAAACTCTAATCCTTTCACAGTATGTATACCAGCTTGCTCGATTCCATATAAAGTATACAACATATCTTCATTATAACGCTTGTAAGATTGCGCTTGTTGGAGATCATCTGTTATATACTGTTTATATGTATTATCCCTAACGCTCCTGCATTTTTCCAGATGTTTGTATATAGGTATGATTGTGTTTACTCTTGGATATGTCGTGTACCTACGCTCAATAAAATCATGAGCTGTTGTGCTTATACCTGTAATATCAATAGGTTTATTTGTATTAAACCAAGCTGACATATTAAGGTCTAATAGTTTTTTAGATTTATCTGCGCTCCATTTGAATATATGTAAAAATTCCTTTTTATCATTTACGTATATATATGAGAATTTGGATAAAATACCTTCTACCTGTTTGAGTGTAAAGCTTATATCTGAGTCAGGGTGATTTACTGGTATTATATAATCGTTATGCTTAGATGCTAAATATAATAAACATAAATTGTTTGCAGCTGGATGTTTATGTATATCAGAGTACACAGGTATAACAAATACCTCAGATTGATTTTGAGATAGTTCGAATATTTCTAGGATGGCTTTCTTAGATTCTACAATCATATAACTTTTTTCACTATGTTAATATAGTAAAAATAATTGAGATTTACAACTCTATATCAGTATTTGTGTTAAGTAAAGTACTATCGTATATACTATACTGATCTAACCTTGCGATAAGTCGATTACGTACACCTCTTAAAATATTATCTTTCTCAATAATCGTTCTACTGTTTGTACCGATAACCCCTGGTGTGTAAATTAATCTATCTTTCATAACATCCTCACGTGGACCTGTCAACTTCCAACGTAGTTGAACACTCTTATAATAATTCGGGTTTAAACCTACAGATTGATCTGATAGTAAATCGTATTGCAGTTTTCCCACTTCAATAACCCTACCATTAACATCATTCCGCTGCTGAATAAAATATCTAGTGATATATCCACGTGTTAAATCATCACGAGTTACTGATGGTCTAAAATATATAGGATCATTAAAGTCTAAATCAGTAACTACACCTATATCTTCAGCTAACTGTGAATATCGTTGGCCTTGCTCGTTTAACACAAACTCTAAAGGGTATAATCTTAACGATTTGTCTGTATATACTTTATCAGTATATGAACCTTTTACATTGATATTATAGTACCCTATATATGGTTGACCAGCCAACATATACATATCTCCTGTAGTGTATTGAAATTCTTTTTTTATGAAGCTAGGTGTATACATATTATGATTGCCCCGGAGTTACATCTGTATTAGTATTAGAGTCTGAATCTGTTACTTCATATACTTTCCTATTAGGAGTAAGTATCACCCTCTCTCGTTCCGGTGCTTTATTATCACCAGCATCAGCTCCTGGAGTACCTCCCGATACTGGATCTGGTAATTTATTAATTATATCCTTAAGTATAGCGGTATGTTCTTTTACATCTATATTACTTGAACCAACTGTATAAGTCCTCGCTAACCCTATAGATAACGATTCCACTTGATCAACTGCTTCCTCGATCTTCTCTTTAACAGCTGTTAATGACATCCCTGATACCGGGTCGTTTGTATCACCGCCCATCGTTAAATTTTCTGATTCAGCTGATCTAAATATACCGATCGGGAAGAATTTCTCATTACCATATACTTTACCAGGATCAGTAGTCATATCCTCTGGACTATCTACTGTAATCTTCTCACGTATAACTGCAGTTGATTCTTTTAGATGATTTACCACCTCCTTTAATTGTATTTTTCGTAGAGTTGATGAAATTGGTGCCCACCTAAATTTAGTTGTAACAGTGGTAACCCATGAATCACTGCTAATAGAGTGTTGAACCTGGGATGCGAATAAATATGCTTGATCTCTATAACGTTGAGGTAGGTAATTAACTGCAAAACTAGTACCGTACTGTATACCTGAGATACCATCTACCTCGAATTCTATTGTAAGTGGTATAATATTTTTAGTTTGCATTTCTCCAATCTGTACGTCTTCCTCAGTACTCGGTCCGTTTGCCGCTATATATAATGCGTTCTGCATATTAGTACTAATGCTAGATTGCATTGAAAGTGTTTTCACTAAACTGGATTGACTATCCACCGATAGTTCTAGAGCGTCAATTGTACTAGACCAGGAGAAATTTCGATCCACGCATGTCATAAATCCAGGGTATTCATCTAACATCCTCCATTGGAACATCCATACACCGCCACAAGCAGTATCTATATCTTTAGTTACGAGGTTCAAAAAGTCTTGCACTGTACCAGAGGTGCTAGCGTGTTGACGTAATATTTCAAAGTTTACAAATATATTAGATAAGAATCCTGCTCCGTTATCAGGTTCACGTAAATATTCAGGATGACCCATTACACCAGCTTGCTTTTTAGGTACATTAAAATCACATCCCTCACCTTTTAAACCAGTAGGTACATACTTAGAGGTTCTGAATGCTGATTTTGCTTCATCAACAACACTATACGTACCACTATCACCTATTTGATTAGGTAATAGGCATATATCTGGATCTACTGAAACTAAAGCTTTATGATTACTGATGATCGATATTGGTTGTCTGGGAATTAATATTTCTTTGTCTACATCACCAGGATCTATAACTGTTTCTATCTCAGCTGCACTTAATCCTGTATCATGATCTGTAGCTGAACCTCCTATAGAAAACATAGCTATTGCTTGTGAGACAACCTTTTTTTCGTTTATCCTAGTAGTTTCACTGGTTAATGCATATAATCTATTACATAATCTATCTACAATATCTCCAAACCTAATATACAGTTGCTTTTCTCGTGGCGTCTTACTCTTATCACCTGTAAGTTTACTCGTAGTACCTGATTCGATTTTAAATATCTTTGCTGTATAATCACCTATTTGAGGTAACTTTACTGTTTCTTCAGTGATTTTATTATTTTTTCCGACAGAGCTTTTTGCAAATTGCTTATGTATACCTTCTAGAGCAGATATTAATGTTAACCCGTCCACTTTATCTTGACCTTTACCTCCAGCTTTAAATGGAGTATTAACGGGTATCGTAAAGATACTGTCACCAAAGTCACTTATCTTAGTAGTACAATCAAATGATAAATCTTTATTAACAGACCAACTGAAGTTAGTTATAGTTCCAAACATACCATCGTAGCAACCTCCTGACTCCATTCTTGATTTCTGAATGTGATTGTATATTATAGCAGGGTCTTTCATGTTTGCAGATGATAACTCCATTGGTGATATCCGTGTACTCTTTCTATCAGAATCTTCATCAGCAGTGTTGATTGACCAACCCCACTCTACTAGAAGCCGGATACCTGGGTACATATAAAGTTTCTCTAACCGCTCAAGATCATCTAATGTGTAGCATTTGAATGAAACGGTAGCTTTTTTTAATGCACCTAATGTTCCAGCATATGTTACATCTACAGCTGTTATACCAGGCATTGGTCGGTAATTAGGATTTGGATTCTCCCCTAATTGAAATGGATTTGTATATATGTTATCAAACTCATGCGCTAAACCTACAGTAAACACACCATCATTAACGGCTTTAACCATACCTTTACCACCCCATAAGATGTTATTAAATCTAGTATTTTCACTAGGCTCTTCACCATATACTTCTTGTGCGAGTTTGTATTCAGATAATGTTTTCGCCTCCTCGTAAGGTACTGCATTAGATACCATACGAATCCATGGACGCTTGATGTTATGCCAATTTTTAAGATCTTCAATACCAGGTACCTCTAAACTAGTAGCTGTTTTGTTACCATGTATACCAATAGTTCTACGTATAAATTCATCTGTAACATACTTACGAGGTGCTGCATCTCCAATTCCTGCCATAACTTTATCTTATATCATTTTTAGTTTTAAGATTACTTACTATGTTAGCGATATCCTTAGGTATAAACAACTGAGTACCTGGCTCTATAAAGAAGCTATCCCCAGATAGGTTGTTAGCAAGTGAGATTATCCACCACAACGTAACATCATTATAAAATCGTTTTGCTAGTAAATCTAACCTATCAATACTAGTTGCAATGATTACTTGATCTCCAGGCTTTCTACCAATTTTAGGAAGTATCGTTGTATCATACCCTAACTTTCCTTCATGCGGATTATCTTTATGAACTGTTTCGTTCTTTATTCTATTGTTATATAAATATCGTTGCATAGTTATTTACTCCTTTCCCTGTATAGGTAACATTCCGAAGAATTTACCTTGTGCAGTGTTAGCGTTAACTCCTCCTCCAATGTGTATACCTGATAATTTATCATCATCATCTGATTGTATTGCACTAAGATGTGGTCCGTCGCCAATTACTACAAATGTTAGCGCGATTGATAATATAGTTGGTAATTGAGCTGTTTCTTTTGCTTCTGACTCTAAATTTATATCCCATGGGTAGCTATTATCTATAGTAGTAGTCATAGAGTCAAAATATCCAGGCGTTTTATATAACCAATCACCCATTGTTAATTTAATTATAGGAGATACCATAGTCTCACTAACTGCTCCAGTACTTCCATTAGCTAAATGAGGGTAGCATAATCCATATAAATAATTTACCTTAGTATACATAGACACCATACTATCTCTAGATAATGCAGCAAATTTTAATGTGAATGAAACTTGTCTTGTTGCTCCAGTATAATTATGTACTTGATCTGGTCTACCAACATACGATACTTTATTCCATTCAGGTGTTATTGCATCCGATATATCAGTTAGATATGATCTCATTCGAACTTTCTTCTCTGTTACTACATCTTCAACTATTAACTTAATCATATCACGTTTACCATCGATTAAATCGACATCATCTGTATAATCTTGATCGAAATCTATATAATTATCAACACCGTGTTCTAGATGAAATTTCTGTTCTTCCCCGTCTGCTGGTAGAAAGGTTCTATCTCGAAGTGGACTGTATTTAGTGTAACCAAATAAAGCTTCTCGACTATACGTATCATATGGAAAAGGTTGATCTCCATCTGTAACGCTTAGATTATCACTATCAAGCTTAGTTAACTCATCTCTAAAATCATGAGCTTTATGTGGATTATCTGAAGTAACTTCAGCCATAGTCGCTAAACCATCATGACCTAGCGTAAGATATTTAGCTAATCTTTGTTGCATACCACCTGCACCTAAGGTTAGATTTTCACTTAACCCAGGGTCACCATTATTATGATGTGTTGAATTATCGTACCGCCTTATCGTTGTACCACCAATTCCGTATAACGATTTAGGTCCACCGAATGCAGTATCCGATAACATATCAATTTTCTGACCTTCATACCCGAGTAGATTGCCGAGTCCTAAAAACCCTCCTGATCCGTTATCAGATCCTTTAAATATGAGTTCATTTTTTAACTGTACTAATCTATTACCTCCACCCTTACCAACAGAAGCTTTTCCATTATCTGCTCTATCACTATCATACGGGTTTATACCTCCATGAGCTTTAACAGCTGTTTCGTATGTTGAATCACCTTCACCGAGTCCGTTAAGTAATCCATGTCGATATAATTTTATACCAAATGGTCCAGTTAGCATATTAACTAACAATCCTACACCTAGATTAAATACTCGCGTTCTCCTACCTAGGAATGCCATTTCAGTTTCAACTTTAGGATTTGAAGCTTGTAAACCTATCTGCTTTAACCCCCATAATAATCCTTTAATAGGATCTGAAATTATCTGCTTTGCATTACGCTCAACATCTTTAAGTGCTCTACTACCTAGTGTCAAGAATCCACCCCTAAAAGCTCCTTCATCGAATCCTCCGAATAATCCCCAGTTAGAGTCCATATCACGTAATATATGCGGCTCCTTATAACTTTTTAATCCACTTGGATCATCCCCTGTTCCACCGAAGGTTAAATCATGTCCATAAAGTGAAGAATTGTCATAATCAACACTTCTTGCAAATAATTCGTTTCTCTCAAACCCTACACGTTGGCTTGCTACTTGAGCTGATTTATATGTTAAGTTTTGTGTGTTATAATTTGGATGCCCGTCGATGAATGTATAGTTAGCAGTTACATCAGATTCACCCGTCGGACCTGTATTACCAGGTATTAACACCTGCATACTATCTAAAGGTGATGGAGAATGCTCTCTTGCTGCAAAGTTAGCTAAAACGCTTCTAGGATGTGCACCGTTTATGGTAATATCAGCTGCAAAATCTCCAAGACTCGTCTCGTACTTATTACCTTCGTTAAAGTGTAATCTATCTGGAGCTGCATTGTATAGATTATAATTAACAGAATCTGTACCTACATTTTTGTTTATTGTTATTAGTGGATTTGTTGGTATCTGTTTTGATAGTGAAGATATATATGATCCACCATAAGGATTACCAGCGTCTGAGAAAGGTACATCGTACATTAACCTACCAACTCCAGCTGGACCGACATCAGTTGGATATGTATACTCAAGAGATCCGGGATTTCCAGCTATTCCATTAAATTGCGTTTTAGGTCCTGCTATATCAAACATGTGAGGTGTAAACCCTTTAGCTCCTGACTTTGTATCGTCAAATGCATTTATTACACCAATATCACCAGATGTATTACCTCCTGATGTGAATTCACCTAACCCAGTAGGATTATTACCCATTATAGGTACTTGAGCTTGTACTCCACCAAAAGTTGCGTGAGTAAACTCTGTATCTAATCCAATCTTGCCACCTCCTGCAAAACTATCTTTTGAAAACTGTGAATCTTCAATTGATTGATTCTGTGTGAATCCGTCAGGTAGTAAAGGTGTAGTATATGGTGTTGGATACATATTAGTAAATAAACTATTACTTATAAGCCCGTACCCTAATCCATGATTATCTGGATATGTGTATTCACCTGCTGTGGCACCTTTAAATTGAGTAGGTGTACCAGTATCAAAGAACGTTGTAAATCCAGTTGCATCTAAATTAGATATATCTACGAAATTTACACCTTGAGTTGAATCTACTAACCCAAAACCTAAACCGTGTGAATCTGGATATGTATAATTTTGACCTGAAATTCCTTGGTATTGACTATCTAGTAGCGAATTCTTCGTTGTAAATCCTTTTGCATCTACATTAGGTATATCTAAAAAATTGACTCCTTGAGTTGTATCTACTGATCCGAAGTCTACACCTTGTGAATTTGGATATGTATATGATGCTCCTGATATTCCCTTAAATTGACTATCTAATACTGAATTTTTAATTGTAAATCCGGATGTATTTACATTTGGTATATCAGAAAAATTAGTAGCTCCTATTTGTGCATAAGGTGATAAATCTAGTTGCTGTATTGGTAGTATTATGTCCTGATTCCAAAAGTCATCTATTGAACTATCAGTAAATCTACCATCAGGTATTGTTAATCCATCATCTATACCACTTGATTCATGTCTACCATCTAACGATGTAATTGCGTCATCTATACCACTTGATTCATGTCTACCAGTCTGCGTTGTTACTCCGTCATCTATACCACTTGATTCATGTCTACCTGTTTGAGTAGTTATACCATCGTCTACTCCACTCGATTCATGTCTACCACCTAATGTAGTTATCCCGTCATCCACTCCGCTCGAATCATGTCTCCCTGTTTGAGTAGTTACACTACTATCAATTGCGCTCGACTCATGTCTTCCTGATATTTGAGAGATGAATGGCACTATAGAGCTTGTATCAAATCTACCTGTTAAGGTTGATGTTAAAGGTGCAGTTGCTGATGCTTGATTATTTGCACCTAGTATAGAATTAATTGGTGATATATTCGATAATTCGTTGTTTGAACCTAGTAACGAGTTTACAGGAGATGTATCTGATGATTCATGTCTACCTGTTAATGACTTTATCTGTATCTCGAATAAACTCTTCATTTCAGGCTGAGTAAGCGTTATAGGTGCAATATCTGATTTTAAATTTGGATTAAATTGACTAGTAGCTATAGCAGCTACATCCGACTTCATTGCAGTTGAAAAATTAGCAAATGGTATTGGAGCTATATCTGATTTCATTCGTGTAACAAATGAAGCTGCTGACATAGGAGCTATATCTGATTTCATCTGAGTTGTAAATGCAGAGAATCCCATAGGAGATATTAATGATGATTCATGTCTACCTGTTAAAGTACCTGGTAGGTTGATTTCATTTGGTATGTTAGATTTATTTGCCATTATACGTTATAATTTGATTGGTTAATTGCTGCTGATACCTTAGCTCCGTCTATATAAGTATCACCACTTACCTGTAT